GAGCACCGCTCTCCTAAAGCGGGTGTCGGAGGTTCGAATCCTCTTCGGGACACCACCTCAAAACACTGCAATTCTAATGAGTTGCGGTGTTTTTCTTTTACTTGTCTAACTCGTGTTATTGCCGATATTTGCCGATATTTGCCGATATTGGTGTTGCACCTAATGTTGCACCAATTGCACACAATTCATTTAAAACAAATAAAAAAAGATTAGGAAACGTATTGACAATGTTGTGTTTTGTTGGTACAATGTACATACATTAAAGATAACACAATCACCCAAAGGAGAACATTATGAGCGCTAGAATTGAATTAAAAGTTGGAATGTTATTAAGCAACGAGTTCGGAACTTATCAAGTGATGGAAGTCAAGGCTTCTAAAAAATATGGCATTGTAGCTGCATTCGCTAGACCTTTTCACTGGGATAAGAATGGCGATAAAATAAAAATTTCTTTAGGCGATGAGCTTCTACATTTTGACACAGAGGAAATTATATCTATGTTAGCTTACGAAAGCGAATTGCCTTTTGAAGATATCATTATTGATTATCAAGGCAATGATTATAAGTTTTAATTAAATTACAGGAGGTGAAAATGAAGAACTTTAGAATCACAACAGTTAAATGGGATAATGACAAATACACAGAGCTTTATTGCACACACGCAAGCGAAGTCGTTGACCTTATAAAGTCTAATAAGGTTTTTCAAGAGCTTGGCTATGAAGTTGCTTGGAAGTCTCCACTACACGGAGAGTATGGCGGATACGTTGTAAAATTTGATGTTGATAAGAATGTTGTTCAGTTTAACAACATATTCATAATTCCTTCAGCTTTTAAATCTTTAATATAGAAAAGGGAAATCATGGAAGAAGAGAAAAGAACAGAGCGCGTTGCATTAAGAATAGCGCCATCAATCAAAATGGCTGCGACAGAGCTTGCCACAAAGAACGGAAGATCTTTGAGCAACTACATCGAAATGCTGTTGCGCGACAAAATTAATGAGAATAAAAAATAAAAAAACGCGAGCCATTGCGGCTCGCGTTTTTCTTCACTCAATCAATCACAATCACCCCTGGTAACTGATGGAGCATATGTATATATTACTTTATTTATTTAGTTCGTGCAATAAAAAAAGAGAAGCACGTAGCCTCTCTTTTATCTTGTTTAGAAAAAGCTCCATCCTGTTGCACCTAGTTCAATGCCTACTTGTGCATTAATCAAAATGAAGTTTATGCCATCAATCAGCTTGTTCATTTTACCCTCTTTACTTCACAGAGATTTCCCCTTGTTCGTTCGCTCGTACTTCAACATCATCATTCGTGATTAATTTTCCATCTTTGATAATGTAAATTTTATCACCCTTCACGATGCCTTTTTCCGTGCGAGATCCATCAGATTCAAAATGCTGCCATTCGCCATCAATCATTTGCCAGCCTGTCTGCATAACTCCGCTTGTGTTGAAGAAATAATTTTTTCCCTCAATCATATGCACACCGCTTCCGTACATGCTGCCTTCTTTTGGATCTAGGAAGTACCATTTATCATTGATTGATTGCCAGCCTGTCTGCATCTTGCAGTTTGCTCCGAAATAGTACCACTTACCGCTAATCTGCTGCCAGCCTGTTACTGCATATCCAGATTCGTTGAAATAATACCATTCGCCATCAAGTTGCTGCCATGTGCTCTTGAGATAACTACCATCTGATTTCTTATACCACCATCCGTTGTTATCTTGAATCCATCCTGTTGTTTGGAAATTCGGATGCACAAAACCTCGAATAAATCGCCCATTGATGGCTACCCTTCTATATCCTGTCGTGTGGCGATTTCCGATGTTGAATTCGAACACATTAATCATCCCAGAGCTAACTGATACGACAATTCCAACATGGCTAGCGCCTCTGGTGTTGTCGCCTCTTCCATCATCATTCCAATCATAAATGATCCAGTCTCCTGGTGATGGTGTGAAATTGTCATTTTCAACCCAAATACCCATTTGCTGCGCTTTCCGCACAATCGTTCCAACATTATACGAGCATGGATAAGCATCGCCAAGGCCGCATATGTATGCCACCGCAGATGCGCATGCAGCGCAAAAATTAGCGGTGTATGTCATTGGTGCTCCGTCTGGTTTGTATTTGTTGAAAACATCAATCAAGGTGCGGTGTGACCCGCCCTTGAATGCCATGCCATTATATCTAATGGCGGTGTTGATTATTTGTTCCCTCTTCCCCATCGCTTAACACCTCTGCTCTTTTTAAATTCTCCGCAATAGCCTCTTCATTTATATTTTTATTTTCGTCTGCTGGCGATGGCATCTTAAATTCTTTTGTATCGTCTTTTTTCGAGCCTTCAATTAGTTGCTTAAACATCTGATGGAAGCCCGTTGCTGCTAGTCCTGTAACACCGCCCTTCACAATCGCTTCAAAACTAACACCTAGACAAATAACACCGCACACCATTCCGATAACAAAAAGTACCGTTGGAATTATTTTGTTATCAGTCGGCATAAACTTTTTCAATATGTATCCTATACAAAGGCAAAATACTAGCACCAACGGAATATACATCTTTGAAATAACTTCTACACTCATCATTTAATTCTCCTTCCTATGTTCTAAATGCGTGATTCTCTTTTCATGGTCGTTTAAACGATCATCATGTTGGTTATGCTTGTCCCACATCCTAGAATGCGACTCTCTATCATGGGCCTCTTGCTCTTTTACTGCACATTCAACACTTGTTACATCTGCTGCAAGATTCTCAATTCTCACATTGAGAGCCTTGATTGATGCGTTCAGCTCATTAACGGGCTTTCCCACATAATTATTTAACGCAGAAATTAATCCAATTAACATTGTTAGTCCAATAATCAAGCTTCCTATGAATTCTGGCTTCATTGTTTTTTCCTTTCAATAAAATACACCGCAGATGCGGTGCTAAAGTTAATTGCCAAGCTTCTTGATGCCATATATCCTCACGGGGATCATTGCGGCATTTGTTGTTGATGCAGATGTGTTGCCTTGTGATTTATATGTTCCAGCTCCAAAAGTTATTCTATGAGAGCTACCACTCCCAGAGCTTGCAACTGTCCTTCCGTTCGTCCAGAAATTTGTTCCACCGCCACCAATCGATGGTGCGCAATATTTGACCGACTCACCTTTTTTCAAACTTAAACTAGAACGGGCATTTTCACCCATGTAGTCGCTCCACTCAATGATGTACTCATCATAGTTCCCATCAATCGTTAGCGATTGTGACGAAAATTCTGAATTTGGTCTTGGATTGCTCCACAACAATTTTCTAGTTTCAACCGTTGCTAACATCTTCTTGATTTCAATCAATGTTTTTAAAACACTTATCATATTATCTCACCCCCTTATGCTCTTATTGATGTTCCGAAGAACGAAGCAAGCTCATTCTCTGCATTAATGTTATCAATCTTAACATCATCCGTTGATGCCTTTAATTTCTGCAATTCTTTCTGTAACTCTTTCTGGAGCTCGTTGATGCTGTTCTGCAACTTCCCAGCTGCAGTGCCATCAATTGCCCCTTCTAGTATGCTCTGCCATCTTGAGGTCATGGCTTCTAGTCCAAAATTAACCGGGAAAGCTGGTGCAACAAATCCGCACAATTCGTTGTTCGGCCTTTGATCTAAAATGTTTGCAACACTAATTTCAGATGCTCCCGCATTGATATGTATATCCGCAAGTGCAATTTCATAATAATTGCTTTCTCTAATCAATGTTGGTGCAACGGGTGTTGTAGAGGGTGTTCCCTCTTTTTTGTATAGTTCAATATTGCGAAAGCTATCAGATGTATCTAGTCTAGCAACAATTCTATCTATTCTCTTTAGCGATGCATGAGCTGCACTAATCGCGATAGTGCGCGCTGATTCTTCACGACCTATGCCGCCTTCTACTATGCAGCCTCCCGGCATAATTTTCACCTTCATTCCACCAGCGGGCTGTACTTGTAAATCAGAGCCATCACCACTAACTAGACACACTCCATTGCTCCATACCGCCTTAACGATGCTTCTAACTGTTGTATCATCAACAGCTCTATCCCCTTTAGGATTTGCATCGAACTTTGATTGAAATGGTATTGATATCATAAATTACCTCCTTAAATGTTAAGTGCTACGTATTTTTGTTTAAAAGGAGTTCCAAACACGAGCTGAATCTCGACCGCATTCTTTCGCCACACCTCTTTTACCTCCATGATTCGGGCGGTAAACATCTGCTCTATATCGTCAAGGACTATCGTACATGTGTCGCCCAAGTCATAATCTTTGAGGTAGTAAAAGGTGTTCTGCAGCGCATCAACGCTGATTATCTCTTGCTTCCAGTTATTAAGCATTTCAAGCTTGCACTGGTTGCGAAGTTGCTCACGGATAATTGACTCGTTGGCCACCTTCAGTTCTATACCCGACACGTTGCCTTCGATAACTTTTCTCGGGCAAATTGCAAGGTCTCGCGGACGGTTTCTTTCATCAATATAAAACTCTCTGATTCGCCCCTTGTATTCGCCAGTGTCGGTTTTAATTTTTTCCTCCCGTTTAAAACCTATTTCATCCATAGTCTGATGTGCTTCAATGACCGGGTATGCTCCGCTATCATCGTACACATACTCGATTTTTGATACGTTTTCAAAGCCTGCGCCAAAGACTACTTTATTTCTCAAATCCTTACCGCATATGGGAAAGATTTTATAAAAGTACTGCGGTTCTCCTATGTGCTCAATCCAGTCTTTATTATGTTGTTCCCATCCTGTGTAATTGGTATGCAGCATTCTTGCATAAAAACTGCAGTCGAATAATCCGCATACGTCATACATTACTTGTGCTCCGTTTGTCCCTTCTTTAAAAAAGTACGATATGGTGTTTAACCAATCGATATTTTCATCAAGCGCGACACCCCCGATTAGTGCGGGCAGGTCTCCAGGAACGTATCTGTAATCTTCAGGATCATATCCGCCAGCGTATGTGTTAAGAGTAGCCTCTATGCTTGTCGCTGCATAATTGGTCACGTTCAAATTCTCGCTGTTAAGTATCGGAATCGCTGACAGTGCCTTTTCTGCAAAGAATCCAGATATCGTTGCAAATGTGCCTTGTGCTGTAACTTCATATACAGTTTTCTGCACAATGCCTGTTTCTGGTCTTCCTGTATTTTTGACAAATTTCACATGTTGATTCCAATCTTGTGCGGCGAGCCTCACAGAGAAATCTCCAGCTTCGGTCCATTTTCGATTCCATGCCACCTCGATAAAATCGAGGTCTTCAAGGCGATTCATAAATTTATCAAAAAACTGAATCATAACCCATCATACCTTCCTATATACTCAATTTCTGTACGTAATGCAGAGCCACCAACTTCGGCATCAACTTTGATGAAATTATCTCCGAAATCAAGAATAAATTTCCTAAAATCGTACGGATCATTGTCTGCACCCAGCGAAAGAATTTTGTTGTTATGTATCGCGTATGATTTCGATGTATCAATCTCAATTCTATCGCCTTTGCGCATTTCAACATTCAAAATAGCTGTTTTCTGATTCACCGTTACTTCAATATTTTTCGCGTAGCCTGTCGAGGTTATTTCTATAATCGGATGTGCTGGTGATGATCCGATATAGTTGATTACTTTTTCAGTCGTGTGCTCTTCTGCGGAAAATGGCAGCATGATGCCTTGCCCATACGCATGAGGCCACACCCACAAGGCTTGTTTTTTGCTGAAATTAGTTTGTTCGCTTTCAACAGCAAATAAATCTGCATATGTTGATAGAAATCTAATTGTTAGATCTTTCATCTTGTATACATTTCCGATTGGAAAGTTGCTTGCTGTTATCTGGCAATCTTTGGCGATTCGCTCTGTTCCTAAATAATTGATATGTAAATCATATTTCATGCGGCTGTTATGGAAAGCTATCGCTCGCATTCTTTGCAGATTGTAATTTTCTGCATCAAGTGGGCGCGTGACAATTTTCATATCACGCGATACCCTTCGTTGTCCTGTTATTATGTCGCCATCACCAACTCCCCTCGCTTGCTTTGATGTTTCAATTTCTGGAAAATCAAAACCTTCAAGGGCTCGAAGCTCCCAACTATCTGATTGATAGTTGAAAACCTCACCATCAGAGCGGATAGCTTTTAGTGAAGCAATGTGTTTCATTTTTCTACCTTCCCGCAAGCCCCATGATTACAGCTTGCCTCTTTAGTGCTCTCTCTGTATCAATTGGACTTTGCACAGGCTCGTGGAAGTGGATAACTTGTGTTACCACAGTTTGATTGCCAGCGCCCATTGGTGATGCTGCAATTGTGCCTGTATCGAAGCTCCCAACTGTCATGCGTTCTTTTAACGCATCCATATTAGCGCCATACGAATTCAAAACTTTTGAGAAGGTGCGCTCACCACCTTGCATAAGTCCAGCATTCATCATCTCGCCCACCCAAATTGTGAATCTTGATGGCGAGTGTATATCTAGTACACTTGTAATCTTCTTCTTTATCGCACTTGCCTTGTTGCCTATCCATGAAATCAGATGATTAAATTTATTCATCATTCCTTGCTTTAGCCCTTCGATGAGATGTGCTCCTATTCCGAGTAGTGAGCCTACACCTCTTTTAATTGCGCTTGGAATCCTAGCAGCTTTAGATGCAACTGTTGATATCACATGACCGAATCCAGATGCGATGCCTCGCGCCAGTGCTGCAATAATATGTGCTCCAGCTGATAGCAATGCTCCCGCTAGCGCAATAATCGCTGATACGATTGCAGCTAGCACTTGAGGTATGTGCGCAACAACAGATGGGATTGCTTGCACTATACCTTGTCCGAGAGTTATTAATAGCTCTGTTCCCGTCTGAATAATCGTTGGCCAGTTCTGCTTTACAAAATTAGCGATGCCTGTTATGGCATTCGCAATATGCCCCACTATGCTCGGAAGTGCATTCGCAAAACCTTGTACGAGATTTTTGAGCATTTCAGCACCTTCTTGGAAAATTGATGGTGCGTGTGCACGAATCATAGATCCTATGTTACTAACTATCGAGCCTAGCGATGCCACAATTGCTGGTGCACTTGCAACAAGTGTCTGGCCTATCGCGAGCGCCATCTGCCCTATCGCAGAGAGCAATGCTGGTGCTGCTTGTACGATGCCATTAATAACTGCGGTCAATACTTGTATTCCAGCTTGCGCGATTTCTGGACCATGTGCACTTATCATCGTTGCTACTGATGAAATTTTATTAGCAAGCCCAGTCGCGAATGCCGCAACCTTCGCACCCACATTCTCTGCAGATGCACCAAGCTTTCCGAATATCGCAACAAGCGCTACTATTCCCGCAACAACAAGAACTATAGGATTTGCCGCAAGCAATCCCCACACTCTCGATAATAGAGGGAGCATTCTTGATATAGTTGTGAGAGAGCTTCCGAATGCTTGCGCGAATTTACCAACAAAGATTGTTGCTGGTGCAAAGATTGCTAATCCACCAGCGATGCCCAAGATTGCTGAAAGTGCTCCGCCAGATAGTCCCGCAATTTTACCAGCAAGGCTAGAAAATTTTTCTTGAACAGCTGTAATAGCTGGTAGTAAATATCCCGCCATTTTAGTTCCGATTATCTGAATGGCTCTTGCTGCGACCATCTTAATGATGTCTATCTGGTCATTAAATGCGTTTGCCCTATCAAGTGCACTCTGGCTGATTGGCTCTAGCTTGTTTTTTCTAAATATTTCAGAAACTTTCCTATAAGTTTCTCCACCATCAAGAATTAATGGATTGAGATCAGCAGCAGATTTGCCGAAGATAGCCATTGCATATGCATCTCGCTCTGTTGCGTTTTTCATTTTCCCAAGCTTCATAATAGCTTCGTCATACACCGCATTGCCATTTCGCAAATGACCCGAGCTATCTGTGACGCTTATCCCGAGTGCGTTAAATGCTTTTGCCGCAGAGCCACTTGCGGACTGTGATGCTGCTAGCATATTCTTCTTCAGTTTGCTGTGAGATTTTGCCAATGTTTCAACTGGAACATCAACGAGCTCTGCAGCTGATTTGTACATTTGCAAATCTTTTGTACTGATTCCGTATTGCTTTGACAAAGTATTTAAATCATCAGCTTGCCTTGCGGCCTTATACGCAACTCCGCCAAGTGCCGCAGCTACTACTCCAGCTGCTATTGATACCGCTTTCATTTTCTGCCCAACAGCTTCAATCTTCTGCCCTAGCAGAGTGTATTTTGCTCCGAGTTGACCTATTCTTGTTTGCGAAGCTACATATCGAGCTTGTGCTTTTTCGAGCTGTGCAATCTTCTGTTCTGTCGCAATTATTTCTCTCTGAAACTTGCGATATTCATCCGCTCCGATATCGCCTCGCTCGAATGCAGCTTTCACCTTCTCTTGATTTGCTCGTAAATCCGCAAGATGTTTTTTCGTGCCGATTAGCTGTTCATTCAGAATCTGCCCTTTTTGCTTCATGAGTGTAGCATTGAGTGGGTCATTCTTCATTAGCTTATCGACAGAGCTCATCTCGCTATGCATGCTTCGTGTTGCTGCCTGTGCCTTTTTTACCGCTTGGATAAATTTGACACTTTTCCCAGATATTTCAATTTCTAATGCTTTTTTCGCCATGTCATTTACCCTTCTGCGAACCTATCAAAGAATTCTTGCGGAGGTGCTTTCTCTTTGTTTTCTTCGTAATAGTTATCATTAATTTTTTCTGTCATAATGTCGTAGACTAGCCCTATATCCATTTCTTCAATGTCTTTTTGGCTAAGTCCTATTTCTGTGCATCTCAAATAAAAAAGAGCAGTCGTGAATTTGCGACTGCTCTCTATTTTTTTTCGCTGCCTTCGCTGCCTCCTGCCTCTTCAGCTTCAACAAGTGTTTTCTCACTATCTTCCCATAGCTCGAAAGCCTCTGTTACAAGTTCAATTCCATCCATCATCTCAAACTGCTCTAGCCACTCTTCAACTGTTGCTGGCTTTTTATCTACACACATAATGTATGCCATATCTTCCATTAGCCCCATGTCAACTTGCTCGATATCTACATTGGCAGCCTCTACATCGCCATTTTGAAGAGCTTTCATCGTTTCCGCATCAACATCTTTACATATATTTGATAGTTCCATTAGCATATCACGCTTGAAATGATTTCTGAACTTCCTCGGTGTTGCTGCCGTTGCTGCGAAGTGGTGCTCTTTTCCATTCTTGATAATTGTCTTTTTAGCCATTGTTCTTCTCCTGTGCTAAATCGCGAAAAACCTCGCCATGCTTTTGCTGGCGAGGTAATAAAGTTTTTTATTAAATTGTTTAAGCAAAAGTTGGCACTTTCGGTGCGGTGTACCAAGCTTCATATACTTCTGGCTTTGTCTGCACAGATGATACCTTTCGTCTTCCGATTCCTGGAAGTCCAGCCGCCTTAATTTTAATCTTTATTGGCTTGGGCTCATTCGATTCCTTCTTCGTTTCAGAGCTGGTGCTTGGCATCGCAGCTTTGCAGTAGAAATATAGGAATCTTCTTGCCTGTGTGTCTTGGTCGAATTCGAACGCAAGCGCGAAATAACTGCCCTTGTCTGAATCGCCATTGACGATATTTCCATCTGTATCGCGTTTTGCCCCTAGATGCGATGTCTGGAAATCTTCTGGAATCTGGAACATTTCAAGTTCGAGTTCTTCTTTCTGGATCGCCTCAATAATAGCCCACGTTCCATCATCTGCATATGTAGAGTTTGAATCGCCCGATACATCTGCACTTAAACTAACAGCTCCCCTCCAAGGCTTGCCCGTTCCGAGTGTCAGCTTGTTTAGCTTCTCATCCCATGTTGCGGGATAGTAGTGCACGTTTTTAAGTCCAAGATGATATTTAGCCTCTGGCTTTGTTGGTTCTGGCATTTTCTTTTCTCCTTTACTTTAAATCAATATTTTCTTCAAATATTCTTCGAACATCATTAGCGCATCCAGATATCGTTGAATCAACAAATGGATGCCCATGTTTAGTTGAATATTCAAGAATATTCACAAGCGGCACAGATGTGCCGCCCTTTCCTCTAACTTTCTTTGTGTTGGTTATAATTCTTTTATGCGCGCCCTTCTTGATTTTCCACTTCGATGCAAGATGCCCGCCACTACCAGCTCCGCTAGGTGACGCATTTTCTAATTTCGCCTTAACTAGGTCCGCAGCTTCGTCCACAGCTTTATCTGTTAGCTTAACAACTTGCATGCCCGCTTCTTCCAAAATTTCATCAACAAGGATGTCGAAGTTGGCCATTGTACATTTCATTTACAACCCCCACGAAAAATACAACAGTTCGTAGCCTGTTGTGTCATAGCCTATTCCGTCAATGTCGCCTAGTTCAAATGCGCCACCAGGGCATGTGAATTCCGCATTGATTAGCGCGTTTAATATTTCTCTTTCTCGAGCTCTAACCTCTTTGAGGTTCATGCTTCGCGCATGATAATATCTCAAGATTAATTTATCTTGCCCGGCAACTAACACATCATCTTGATATGTCTGCGATGGCATTGAGCTCACAGAATACACGCAAAATTCTCTTGGTGCAGATTCTAGATCTGGCAATTTACCCGCATAAGTTTTCACTTGCGGATAGATCGCATCGTCTAGCGCTTTCTTCAAAATTAAATCGCCATTAACTGCGAACATAGCTATTTCCCTTCATACCTCTTCAGCATGAAATTCATCATGCGATTTTGCTTTTCATTTACTCCTGAATACAATTCATAACAGTTCGGATTCAATCTGTCTGGCTGTCCGTCCTTGAGAATATCAGCACCATTCTTCGCAACAACAACTCGTCTGTGTGCCAGAGCCTCATATAGGTTTGGTGCGAACGGCATGCGCACATTCACACTCTCTGTAATTCCCGCTGTCATGGCGGCAGCTTGAATAGCTCCATATGTGCCACTCCAGCTTGCATAATATGTTGTTGCTCCGTTGTCTTCTGCGACCTTCTTCCATCTTGTTTGATTGTAGCCGCCAGCAACATATTCATCTTGATCCACGATGTAGAATTCTAGTGGTGTGTCAATTCTCATCTCATACACCTCTATTCTGTCCGATGTCGAATATCAACATAGGATCTATTGCAGAATGGTCCGCCTCTGTATTCAAATTTCTTTTTACGATTTTAGCAATTACCTCAATCGCCTGTTCGTTCTTGATGCCCCTTTGCGCATCCTCTTCAAAATCAGACTTGCGCCATCCAGCATTAATCAAGGCGACTTGCGCCGCCTCAATCATGCTGTTAATCATCTCGTCTTGCTCTGGTGTGGAATAGACGATGCCCACACGCATTTTGATTTTGCTTGTTAGTTTTGCATTCATCTGCTCCACCTCTCGAACTATGCGAGCTTCTTAATTGGCAAGAATGCTTTGTAGCCCGCAACGACTCCGCCTAGATGCTGATGTCCGAAAAATGCAATCTGCCCCTTATCCTGGTAGATTGCATCATTCTCTACAACTACCATATCCGAGAACTCTGCGAGCTCGTACTTCTGTGGATCTCCGTATACAGCGAATGTCTTGCCCGCTACCTCTGCAGAGAATGCTTTGAAACCGCTATTGATTGAGAATGGCACTTCTAGTCCGCCCTTCGCCTCGGAGATTGTTCCGCCTGTTCCTTCGAACTTAACATTGTATGCTGGATCTCCGCTCTTTAACTCAACAGCAAGGAACTCATTAAGTGTGTTCTTGTTGAGGAAGAGTGTGAGTGGAGATGTTACATCCTCATCACCGCCATATGCCATAATGATGTTGCGGAGTGTATTCTTATCGAATGCCCTAACATCTAGCTTGTAATCAGCTGGCATAACCTTAGCTGGTGCATTTGCAATTCCGCGAAGATGGTTAGTTGTTCCATCGCCAATAACAATCTCCTTCGATGCCTTTTTGCGCAGTGACTTCTGCACGTTCTTAATGATTGCATCGAGATAATCAATTGTGTTGAGCTCCTTCACCTCTTCATTAACAATAGCCTTTGCTGTCAGCTTTGATGCAACAGTATCGTTGGTGTTGAATGTGCCTTCTGCTGTTGTGTATGCTCCAGCCTCTGCAGTGTAATCTGCATCAGCAACATCAACTTCGAATGCTACTTCGTATCTTGCTGCACCCTTCATAGGTACGTGTGCAACAAGGTCAATTGCCTGTGCGACCTGGTTCGGTGCTTCCCCTAGTGTGCCCTTGTATGCTGTCGGTCTCTGCGTGGAAGAAGATGCAATTGCTCTCTTCTGAATTTCTTTCTGTGCCTCTGCTGAAATTACAGTTGGCTTTCCGCTTCTGATTTCAGCAGCTAGATTATCAAGGTCAAAGCCCTTCTGCTCCACCTTCTCTGCATCGTGACTTGTTTTCACGATTTCTGGCTGTGCATTAGATCTCTCTTCTGCTGCCTTCTCCTCTGGTGTCTTCTCTTCTAGCTTTCTAGCCTCTGCAATCTGCGCATCAAGCTTCTTGAGTTCTAGCTTGATTTCGTTCAGCGCCTCTTCGCTTTTAGCCTCTGCAATTTCTGCAATCTTCGCAGCTCTCATCTCTAGTAGTTCTTTTAGTGTCTTCATTTCGTTTCTCCTTAAATCATCTTATACATTGCTTCAAGTTCTAACTTCTTTTTCCTCAATTCAAAATCACTCGCATCATCCATGCGGCTTTTCTTCTCGCTGTCCAGCAATTCAAAACTCCTCGCATAAATTGAGGTGCTATCGTAAAATGGCACATCAACAACACTCACATCATAGAGCTTGTCAATGTCCGTGATAGTTCTGATTATTTTGAGCTTGTCGCCCTCTTCAACATACTCCCATTTGTCTGTTCCCTTGCGAGTTGTAAAAGCAAAGCTCATTTTGTCTAGCAGTCCATTTTTAATTGATGTATATACATCTCTGTTAGATGATGTATCAATTAACTCTGCAACGATATCTAGTCCCTCATGGCTCTTGATGAGCTCAAGGCTCTTGTTTCTCGTTCTTGCCATGATAAGGAATTCATCATGATGATTGTATCGAAGCGGCACATCACGCATATCCGTGTTATCTAGTGCTCCCGGTGCAATTATTTCTGTGTACTCTTCATCCCCAAACTGATATGTCTGCGGTGAATCGAACACGATGGCGCGCCCCTCAATTTTCATTCCCTCTTCAGCGGCTGCTCTAATCTCCATCATTCTTCTTTCAAATTTTGGCTTGCTCATTATTCTTTAGTTCCTTTCCCCACTTGATAATCTGCTGCATTATCAGTGTTAACAAAATTAAGTGATTGCATCCTTGTGTGTCCTTCACCATCTGGCAATGGTTCGAGCCCGAAGAGCTCTGTTCTAATTTCATCAAGATACATTAGCCCTGTGTTCGTTGCGAGTGTCGCAAGGCTTATGCTGTCTTGCGGGGTCAGCCTCTGCAGCATAAGAAAATAGCATCGCACTTGATGTCCCACGTCTTTTTCGCGTTCAGTAAAGCAATGTGCGGTGAATGCCTCTTCAAATTGCTTAATAAATGGTTCAATACAGCTCTGATAAAAACTTGTATAATCTTCTGAATCGTATTCGCCAGATAGAATCGCTAATGATACTCCGTATCGCTCGCACACATTTTCTTTCAGAAATTTAAGTGTTCCGCTGTCAACCTGTGCAAAATCAATTTTTATTGGTGTAAAATCGCCAACAAGGTCCGTTGCAATAATTCCTGTCTTGCTCTTCATGATATGTGATTCAAAACTATCACGCGTCGAATTGAGTTTTTCGCCATCAAGAATTGACTTCGCTGCATATACACCCTTAATTTGCAAACTAGCCTCGATTGACTTCGGAAGCCCTTCGATAGTCTTGTGCAACGCATCTACACTGTGCATTACATTCGCATCGTCTGGCCTTCCGTAATCATTACCACCCAGCACCATATTTGTGCCCCTTCGCCATTTTATGTTGATTAGCTCGCTCTCCGGGAGAGTAAACGTTGAACCATCTGCGAAGGTCATTTTGATTTCGATGTAATCATCGCCAATGCCAACATCAACAGTTTTAGGCGATAACACATAAAATGCTTTGTACCACTTGATTAAATTTCCGCTAGCAGTTCTTCGCCATTCGTACTTCGGATATATCCAGCAATTCATGTGCTTTCTTCTGGTCCATTCAATCGCTGCCAAAAAGTCACTTGTTGTCTGATACTCGTTAGGCTTATATCTGAATAGCCTTGTGATATCATCATTAGCAACTGCTGTTCCTTCGCCAACAACAACTGATTTGATTTTGATTTTCGAGATCTCGCTAGCAGTTCTATCTATGCAATTATTAACAAAATCAGATAGATAGATATCATTACCGCCTAGCCCTTGTAGAATCGTTGGATTGCCAAGCGGATAACTAGAGCTGCTTCCGTTTATTTGCGATATGCCGAGCTTGTCGGCTAGCCACTCTTTTAATTTCATCTTTTCTCCTAAATCATTGAATATTCATTCCTGTAACTTTGGTAAACAAAAACAGCATCAAGGTACGATGCTGCTCCGTCTATTTTCATTTCGCGCTTGATTCGCTTCGGCATGATGCGCCCTATATTATCTTGTTTATAACTGCAATTTTTAAAACACCAATATGTGACTGGATTATTTTGGTAGTTGATTTTCTTTTGCCTCAAGTTTTCTTCGGTATTGTTCATTGGATTTGACAAGCCCTTTGCATCTTGCGGAACATTCTCAAGTATGCCATCACCGAATAATTCTTTGTGTCGCTTGATATACGACTTCGCAAACCTATTATCATAACCGCCCTTAAATGGCAGCACTCCGAACTCCTTATACATCTGATATTCGTAATCAGCAACAATTGCTGTATCGATATCAACATCATCAACAATGGTTATCCATCCATCGCGCGCCCATTGCTCATAGTTAGCGCCAGCCTTTTCATCATTCCGATATTCGAGCTTGCTTTTCGGCATCCAAAAATGTTGATGTGCTAGAAATTCTGATTCTGGCTGAAATAACATTGTTAGGCACATGAGGTCAGTTGTAACAGCTAAATCAACCCCGCCTAGATACATGCGACCTCGCACATCTTCCAAGCTGAACGTTCTTTCATTTCTGATAACTTCTGGATCTAGCCAAGCATTTGCATTTGATTGCTTAATGTTGAAATCTTTGCAAAGTGTCCAGCTTCGCTTTGTCGAGCTACCTCTAGCCTCTTCAACTTCCCTAGTTAGATAGCGCATCTTCTTTGACACACCAAGATTCGGATTAGCCTTAATCCAACTTCCAGGATTCGTCCAGACTTCCTCTTCATTATCCATCGTGTACAAGAAATATAGCGATTGCCCTCGCTCTCGCTCACCTTGTAGCACTGCTTTTGCTTCTTGAATTTTTTTGTCAAGATGCCCATCATCAACTGTGCCTTCGGTGGTTATTTCAATCATCAAGCATTCGTCCTTGGTGCTCATTGATTGTACTAGCGGTTCAATCAAGGTTTCATCTTCCATCTCGTGCGATTCATCTACAATCGCTAGGTCAATGTTGCGTCCTTCCTTGCCCTTTTTCCGTGCGGATATCTTCTTGATTTCAGCTTTATTTTGTTTGCTGAATTTCCCTGTTTTTCGTCTCTGCTTTCTGTTTCCAAAATAGATGCCTGTATTATTTCGTCTCGTCACTCTTTCAAGTGATGCCGATAAATCACGCATGGAATCAATTTCAGTGAACACGATATCAGCTTGCTCATAGTCATTGCTGGCGCAGAATATCACAGTTCCCCAGTTGCCACAAAAGAATTCTGCATTGCCTAGAGCTGCGGCTAATGTTGATTTGCCATTTTTCCTTGGGATAAAAAGCAGCACATATGTATATTTTCTTATATGCTCGCCATTTTCATCTGTTACATAAAACCCATACGCAGCTTCTATAATAGCTTTTTCCCAGAGCTCTAAATATACAGGCTTCCCGGCGAATGGCGATTTCGTGTGCTTGCACTTTGCCTCGATGAATCTAATTCGCTTGTGAGCCTCTTCAACATCGAAAATTTCATCTGGCTTTTCAATGTCTTCAAGCAACAACTTATATTGCAGCTTAATCCACCAACATGCGGGAATTTCGCCACTCTGTATTTTGTTTGCATATTCAATTAAAAAAGAGTGTGCTCCACTCTTCTTACATGAATTCATTTAGTTCATCCTCTTCGTAATCAGCATTGCTGCCTAGATGGCGCTCAAGCATCTGCATGATGTTCACCATCTGTGCTCGTTGCTTTATGATTTCAGCATTGAGCGGATTAGCTTTCAGAAGTTGAGGATTGCGAGGGTGTCGCAGCACTATGCCGCCACTCTCTTGCAGTGCCTCATGCAGCTGTTCAAGTCCAGCTTCACATCTTGCAAGGTTTAAAATCAAACCCTTCATCTTGTCAAATTCTTTGCGCCCTTCGTTGTCTTCGTCTGGTGGGCAAAATAATTCAAGATAGTATTCATTCAGATTAGCAATTCTCTGCTCTTCTTGTCTTATCTCTTTTTCTGTCATTTGTTTTTTCACTTTCTCAAAATTTCAAAATCAAAAAGTCAAAATTTCGATGCGGATGTTTTTGGTGAGGGGGCTCGGTTCTATAGGACCTCTCTCGATCATCAATGATGGGGGGTCACTCTTCAAAATTTACAAAATAATTTTTTATTATTTGCGTAGTATGTGTTGGCCTTCCCTCTGCTCTCTTGATGCATTCACCCTCGCTCGTGTCTATATGCACCAGCTCTGCTCCTAGCCTACGTGCCAGAGCTTCGCGCTCGCCTCTGTGCGGCAAGCCAGCCACGATGTATGCATCGTTAAATCTTCCGTATCGCGTCTTGATAATGTCGTACAATGTATCGCGTATCTTGAAGGCAATAAAGCGTAGCCCATCGCTGTGCTCGTGTCCGTCTTGCCCTGTGAGCATCTCGTATATCATATCAAGGTCAACGATAATATCATTGTTACCCATTCGCTCTAGTGCGTATGTTGTCTTGCCGCTACATGGCGCACCGTAAATTATATATATATGATGCTCTGCGTAGCCGAAGCGATTATGCTCTTCATCATGGCAACTGTTGCACAGAATTTCTATGTTATCTGGATTCAGCGAGATGCTTGTGTCATTAACATTTAATGGTGTTAGAAGCACCTTGTGATGCGCATGTAGCTGCTTCATATCAGCAATGCGCCCACATCGCTGACACTTGCCACTCTTTAATCTTAATAAGTACGATAGATCACGCCATGCTTTCGAATGATAGAATGCATCAATCTCCTTGCAACGCGCTGGCATTTGTCATCTCCTCTTCAACATAAGCTTCTCCGACTTTAACAATATTTTTAGCAAAATTAATATCTTGAGTGTGCTTACACTTTGGATAGCTGCAGCTATTGCATTTCTTTCTGTTGCAAAGATGCAGAATAGTTTTTTCTTTCATCACCACTTGTCCTCTTGCTTTTCTTTTTCGAGCTTCAAGCGCTCTTTGTTAATCTGCGTTTGATTGTTCTGGAACTCTGTTGCTTTCGTCTTCCATCTATCGCCTCTCCTATTCTGCAGCCAATAAATCATAGCTGTCACACTTGGAGTGATATATCGTTTCGTCTTCTTACGGACGATCGTTCTATTACCCTCTTCGTCCTCTTCTATCTTCACAGTTTCTTCTTCAACGTAATAACCTTTCGTGAGGTTATATAAAGCCTCTTCAACCTCATCATCATATTCATCCTTACCCTTCTTGAGAGCTTCTGCGAACTCTGGAAATCTCTTCTTCCATTCGTACAATGTGACCTTACTTATTCCAATCTTCTTGGCTATATCAATATCACGTGCGCCATTGCGAGCCATATGCTCAAGACGCTTCAGCTTATCTTTCTTTAGCCATTCTTTATATTTGCCGTTCGCCACATTACTTCACTCCCAAGTTATCCACAATTTCTTGTTCTCTTTCTGATAGCTTCCATTCAATCACATTTCCTGCTTGTGCCTCTGCTTGTGTGTATCTTTCTGCGCCTTCTTTTGAAGTCAAAAAGCCGCCGCCAAAAATTGCTTTTCCTTGATCAGTTTGTGCATCTAAGTTTTTAATAAATGCGCACTCATCTTTTCTTAATTCTAATTTCACTCCATACTTTGCTAAATATCCTAATCTTGTGGCTGTTAAAACCTCTTTCGGATATTTGTATTTTTCTAATTTTCTTTTTTCTTTCGCTCTGTTCTTTTCGTTTTCTTTTTCAATTATTTTTTGGAGCTCTGGCTCTGTTTCAATTAATGCGTTTCCCAAGTTCGTCAAAAATGAAGTTGCCACATTAGCACCATTCTGATATGTCACGTTCACTTCTGTGATAATGTGATTAGCTCTTGAATTTAAATTCGTGAGGTATGGTGCAAACAAAAAGAAATCTATTCCGTTTTCGTTATACCAATCACATATACTTGTAATTATTGAAAATGGTGGATTGTCTATCACAATGCAATTTTCTGGATATTTATAACTCTGATACTCTCCGCCCGGATAGAACGGTCTTATTATTTTTCTTCCCCCTAGATTGTATTTCTTCACAACGTATTCTTTGACTGCATCATAAACATTTTGCGGTGTGTAGCAATCATCTGTTGTTTTCTTTTCTTGGAATTTATCAATGAAATTTTCGTATTCGTCCGATAAATCAAAACCGAAGCTCTCCATGTCGATTGATTCTATTTTCTCTAGCTCTTCTTCTAGTATTGTTAAATCAAAATCAGTGTTCATGGTTAGCTTGTTGTGTGCCAAAATATATGCGCTCTTCTGCTCTTCCGTTAGATGCTCAAGTCTAATAATTTCAGCCTCTTCATAGCCCAATTGCTCTAGTGCCATCAATCTTCCGTGACCTTCTATCACAACATTATTTTCATCAATGGCGATAGGATCATTGTTGCCGAATTGAACTATACTTTCTTTTATCTGGTCGAGCTGCCACTGTGGATGGAGCTTTGCATTATTCTCATTCGGTTTTATTTCTTTGATAGCGATTTTCTCTATTTTCATTCTAGCCTCTTCAGCAGTATTTTATATTTGCATTACCACAAGAAAAAAGCGACGATGCTGAATTTTCAACACCTTCGCTCTCCCCTGAATCCTTATTATTGCACTTATACTATATCAAGTCGGATATGTGCATTTAAATGATTTTTAGTGATTTATTTTGTTTTTTTCACCATCGCTATTTTAAGGAGTTAGCATGGTTAGTTTTCTTTGCCCTGTTTTTTTAATTGGTTGTCGAGCTCTTTCAGCGCTCTTCCGTGCAATGTCAAAGTCCATCTTTTTGCTGCATTTATGGCTTTTGCGATATCATCCCACCTCTCACCTTCAATGTATCTTCTGCGCAGAATTTCTGCATATGTTGCATCACTCATTTTGTAAATTTCATTTTCGATTCTTAACCTCTGCTTCCAGAGCTCTGCAATCAATAATTCTTTCTGATCTCGAATTGCTGCTAGCTTTACAGCTGTATTCTCGGTGACTTTGCTTATTCCAGAGCCATGTGGCTGTGAATCATAGCTAACTGCTTTCACACCTAGTGTTTCTTCGATGTCTTGAATCTGCCTCTCGAGCTGCCTTATCCTCGTAATGATTCTTTTGTAGCCTTCAAGAAATTCTCTCGCTTTCATCTTCTTTCCTTCCCGCACTCAAAGTGCCTACAGCACATCCCAGATTGCCGCATTATCTTCTAGCTCCATATCAAGTTGCCTTATATCTTGCATTCGTATATATGTTTCGTTCCGCTTCAACTTTCTTCCCTTGCGCCATACCTTCAATCTTGGAACAGCTTCTGTTGATATCATTTGATATTCGATATGCTCAAGTCCTGTTACAGGATTGGTATATTTGCGCACAGATTCTTTGTCAATCTCATAGCCTTTAATCGGTTTCAGCTCATCAAGATTTTGAAATAGCTGTGATATCGACACCCATTCTCTCTTAACAACTGGTCTCTTCAAGTTGCGACTTGGTTTCCATCTCCGCTTTGTCGAATTGCCAGGATCTCTAAATGTTTTCTGCGTTTCTTTTATTAAATACTCCGCAAGCTTCCTGTAGTTGCGTGACTTATCCAATGTTGATAGCCAGATGTGACCGCACTTCCACTGCTTATCAATTATTCTGCTGTCGATATAGTTCATCACAACATGGTGGTGCACTCTGTGATTCTTATATTCTGTTACTGCGATATAATAAAATTCTTTGTCTAGTTTCTGATACTCCCTTCTCATTCTCTTAATCCAATTGTCAAGCTGGCGATTAGCCTCTTCAACTGTCACAATTTCTGCGTATGTTAATGTGGTGTGATAATCTCCCGGAAAAAAGTTTAGGTTCAGCAATCTTGTGAGCATTTTGGTTGCGAGCATATCATTATTCTTTTTTACCGCATCAGATGTCGCTTTCTCTTTTCTTTTTCTTTTCCCTTTGTGTGGGAAGCTAGCTTTTATACATCTATCGATTACTGCTCCAGCGATGCATGTTTCTCTGATAACTCTTTCTAGCATTTTTTATTCCTCTTAATAGCCCTACTGTTAATACTCTGATGAACCTTCAAGGCGGTTTCTCACCGCCTCTTTTTTTCTTCTATATATAATGTATATTTTGTTTAAATTGCAGATGGCATTTAGCCATCTGCGAATCTATATGCTCTGCGGTTTATTTGTTTTGTGTGCTCTTTTTATTATTGGTATTAAATTGTAACCGCAGATTCATATCACTACTTATTTAGCCTGTGTCCCTCTTCAGTGAGTTCACAGATATATACTCCGTATAATCCGTTGCTGTACTGTTTATCTGTTTCAATTTGTAAAATGTATGGAGCAAGCTTTTCTAGTTTGCTTCCATTAACTAACTCAATATATGTATTCTCTAGTGATACAGTTTTCTTAATTATTGCCATTTGCTTTCTCGCTTTCATTAATGATTATGTCTTCTGCTGTGATAATCGTTGCTTTCTTCCCCCAGCTCCGCTCTTCGCATCTTTCCTTCGCTTTTTCCAAAGCCTCGCTCTTTGTTTTTGCGATTACGCTTTTTTCTTCTTGGAGATAAATTCGATTATCCATGTTAAGGAATGCGACTCTCACCTTCCATCTTGTTATCACTCTGTTGTTACTGTTGTTTTTTTCTTTTAAAAGCTCTTTAATTTCTTTAAGTTCTCTTAAAATCTCTTTGTTTTCTTTTCTTCGCTCGTCTCTTTCTTCACTTGCGAGAGTTTTTATGTTTTCGAAAAGTTCTTCACGGTTCATCTTTTGCCCTCTTTATTTGCAGCTTTTTGCTTGCTCTAGTTCTTGCTCTGTTTCCGCATATCCTAGAAGATGCTTTCCGATAGCTTTAATCTCTTTCTTGCTAAATGTTTTTATTTTTCTTTCCATATATATTCCAATATATCTTGTATCTCGAACTGTCCGCTTTGCATTTATGATGAGCTGCGCTATCTCCCACGGAGTTCCATCGTTGGGAATTATGATTGATTCTTTTTTTATCGCCTTTAGCTCTTTAAGCCATGCAGCTATCTGCTCATGCTCTTCTCTGTATCCATCGCAATTTGTTGCTGCAATTTCTTCTGAATGCTTTATTGCCTCTTCATATGTCATTTTATTTCCCTCCTAAAATGGTATGTCCTCTTCAGTTACCTCGAATGCATCAGGCATCTCTTCACCGAACTGCGGTGCTGTATCTGTATATGCTTCATCTGGCTGCCTTGGAGTTCCTTGCTGGCTGCTGCCCAAGAACTCAACATTGTTGGCAATTACATCAGTTGTATATACTGTCTGTCCTTCTTTATTCTTGTAGCTTCCTGTCTGAATTCGACCATTCACCGCTACTTGCTTTCCCTTATGTAAGTATCTATCACAGTTCTCTGCTTGCTTTCCGAATGTTGTTATTCGGATGAAGTCAGCTTGCCTCTCTTTCCCTTGTGCTGTTGGTCTATCAACTGCAATGCTAAAATGTGTTACTGCAGTTTGATTGCCTGGTGTGTACACAAGTTCTGGATCTCTTGTTAATCTGCCAATCAGTATTACTGAATTCATTTCTTTTCTCCTTTAGAGGTCCATGATAAACATCAAAGACGCTATTGATAAAAGCGCTGTCATAGTTAATATTTGCTCTTTTATATACCCAAACATTTCAATAAATGCTGGGAGCACACCTATATAAGCTACTCCAACTACTATTGCAGCAAACACAATTTTCGCTTTCTTTTCTTCTTCGTTTCGTTGAAAATAGTCATGTGTTGCGGCACCTACTGCTATAATTATTAGTGTTATTATTGGTGTTATTAACATGTCTTACCCTCTTTTTTTCTTTCCTTCTCATCTATCATTCTTCTGTATATTGTGCTGTGTCTTCCGTATATCATGCCTATTAGTTTAATTATCATTTGTGCGCTCCTCCTTTGTATGGATTTGGTAACGGCATCCACGCAGTCACGCTATTCACATCATCACCTGTGCCAGATAAATATACGCCATCAGCGTCCTCATCAAAGTAATCCACCCATATGTGTATTCCGTCCGTCACAAGAACATATTCTTCGTATTCTGGCAAATTCTCTACAATGCGCGTATCATCGCGAGAATCAAAATAATTTCTTTCATCAAGTGTTGGTTTTCTAAATTTTATTTCGTTCCACTCTGGTATTACGTTATATGCTTCCATTGCTTCTCACCTCTTTGCTACATTTCAATAAGAACGTTTTGCCACTTCTTGTAAGCATCAAGATAGCACTCGTTCTTATCTCCGTTATATATAATTTCGTAATACATGCCGTCTGGCACGTTGGTGCTGAGTAATGCTTTCGAATTCTGTAATGCTTTGCAGAACCATACGACAAATACATCTTCTGTTGTGATTTTGCCGTTCTTGTCGGTTGATTCCACTCTGTCGTTATAATAATTTCTTACAAGTTCTTTACACTTCTTTATAAATTTTCTTTCGTCCATAATCTTTCTCCAATCTCTTTGACTACATTCACTGTGACTCCGTTTCCAGCTTGCTTGTACAGTTGGCTATCGCTGTTTACAAATTCTGCTTTTTCAAAGTAATCATCCGTCCAGCCTTGCAATCTGAAACATTCTTTCGGAGACAGTTTTCGTATAGCTAGATAGCAGCTATACTTCTCGCTCCATACAGCCCAGACGTCCGAATCCCTTACTTTGATTGCTATCCCGTGTTGGTCTTGAGCTGTAAGTGTGAACATCTCTTCCCCTGTCTCTTTGCACCTTCTTCCGTTCTGTCTCTTCTCTGCTCTTGCTGGTGTTAGCACAGGTATTGCAATTGCTGTATCTTCGCTTCTTCTCTTCGATACTCCGTAATCTTTTGTCATAAGGCAGTTAGCAACTTGTAGCTCTTGTGGTTTATTCGATGATTTATCAACACCGAATGCATATAGTCCTGTTTTTGCGCCAACTCCGCCAGCTTGTGCGTTCTGCGTGCAAGCGATTCCGTTGCTGTCATATACTCGATGCGCTTGGGCGCCGCCAATTAATTGCCTTGTACTATTCTTGCCGCCATTTCCCGTGATAGGAAATATCGTGGATTTGCGTCTTCTTCGATTATGTCCGATAACGTATACGCGCTCCCGATTTTGCGGAACATACCATCTCGAATTGATAATCTGCCATTCTGCATCGTACCCGAGTCGGTCCATTTCAGCGAGGATTGACAAGAAGTCGAGTCCTCTGCCAGCAGACAGCATTCCTTTAACATTTTCATATATAAGCCATTCGGGCTTATATTCGTCTTCTGTTTCTTCCAAGATTCTAAAAATTTCTCGCACAAGACTGCTTCGCTCGCCTTCAAGTCCTGCTCTTCTTCCAGCGATGCTGAAATCTTGGCACGGTGCACCGAATGTCCAGCAGTCTGCGTTGGGTATGTCGGCAGCTCGCACTGCTCGAACATCATTTGCATACCATTCTCCATTGAGGTATTCACTATTTAAAATCTCCTTCTGTCTTTTCTTTTTATCTAGTTCACCAAGGCGAGCTCGTTGCTCTTCCGTTATGGTGTGCATAGATCTGTAGCTTGCTTCTGCGAATTTGTCGAATTCGCAGTGCCCTATGCATTCATGATTTGCCAGTTCCAAACCTCTTGTGAACCCCCCCACTCCAGAGAAGAAGTCAATAAATTTCATATATCTTTTCCCTTTCATATATAAAGGCGGCAGCTGATTGGAGTTTCTTCATGACCGATACAAGTTTGATTTGCTTATTATAGAGGTAAATATTTGCTACCGCCCTTATAGCTTTTTATGGATGGAGCGCAACTCCATCTATGTTGATTGCGTTCTTCTGTTCCCACTTTTCTTCATGAGCACTCTTATTCTCCGCACACTCTCGCAGTTCAATTTCCCAATTCAGATACTGCTGCGCTTTCTTTAAATCTTCGAGCCCATTCTTCTTGTCAGCTCGCATTAGATACTTGAGGGCACATCCCCGACAATGCTTTCTGAATCCTTCATCGCCTAACACCGCCCTAACTACATCTATGCTCTCAACTCCGTTTAGATTCAAATCATAATGTGCTGGTGTTTTCACGCTGTCATTTTCTTTTGGCATTCTCGATTCTCGCTTTCTGCCTATTTAGCTTGTAATTCATAATTTCCGCAGTTTCGATATGCATGCCATCTTTTATTTGCATCAGCATAACTTCAACATCTGCAACTTCTTCTTTGATTGCGTTGATATCATCTTTCGCAAGTGCTTGGATCAGTTCTGATAATTCTTCAATCATCTTCATTTTCTGTGCTTTTAGCCCATAATGAGCGAGCATGAATCTTGCCATCTCTTCATTTCTCGCTTCGATATATTCTTTGCTCGTTATCATCTAATCATCCTTTCCGCTGCCGCTTTTGCCTCTGCGAAATTTGAATACTTGTGTTTTGTTCTCTTTCCATCTTTTAAAATATAAATGCCCTTTGTTTCGTAGCGACTACCACCGATAGTTCTGATTGCTTTTTTCTCTGATTCAATGCGAATCATGCTTGCGCACCCCGTTGGCGCATATAGTGTTACTTTCAAACCGAGATTTTCTAAATAATCTTCGCGCAACACCTTCCATTTGATATCATTCATTGCAACTCTCCTCGATTAGCTTGTTCATGAATTTAATTCCAGCCGCGAAGCCTGTTTGCAGCACATGCAACTCTTCAACTGTTGGCTGTCTTCTGTTTTCAAGCATGAATTCGCTAGCTAAAAACTCTACAGATGCTCTGTCGTATTCGTCAGCTTCATATACAACTTCATTCTCGTTCATTTTCTTTCTCCAGATAATTGATTTCGCCACTCCATATCTTTTCTTCCAAAGCTTCGCGCTCTTCAATCTGTGATTCGATGATTGATATAATGCCTCTGATATGCTCCGCAATTATTGGCGATTTCATACACTTTAATTGCGACTTGTAACGCTCTAGCTTGATTTCTTCCATGCGGTTTTTAAAAATAAGCTCCCTCATCTTTAATCGCCCCATTTTGTCATAGGTGCAGTGCCAATCATCATTATGCTCGCATGCTTTGCAACACTTATCGCACACATCGCCTCTGATTCGTCTGCACCACCTAAATGCTCGATTTTCGCCCGGTGTTCCGTGTTCCCAGCCACATGCATCGCATTCAGCTTTACCCTTCATTATTTATCGCTTCCAATTGCTGATAAAAATACAATCGTGATGCAAATTAATGCTGTAATAATAACTGCTGTCCAATTCATATTGTTTCCTCCTTATAAGTAGTTGCGACCGATGAGCAACATCCATGCTCTTCGCGCTTGTTCTTTTGTATAACCTTCATCAATCAATTTTGATTCATACTGCTGTTGATAGTGTTTTTTTAGCCTTTCATTTTCAGCTTGTGCCCACTCTGTTGAGTTGCTATGTAGCTCTTCATGGTGTGCTCTGCACACATCAACTTGAAATTTATTTTTTATACTAATTTGACGGTTCGACCCGCCAAATACCTCGTGTCGCTCTGCGTATGGTTTTCCGCAATATGCACAAAATCTATTCGCCTTGTCTTTCCAGCCATTCGACTTCTTTTTCTTTTTCGTGCTTTTAGGCTTTGGAAAAGCGCACTTTTCGTAATAGTTCCCCTTCATTTACACACACACCACAGGAAGAAGGATTGTTGCGATCACTCCGATATCGAACATTAAGAATAATATGTTCGATAATTCGTATCGCTGGCGGTAGTGCATCCACATGGCTGCGATGCCAAGTATCAGCGATATAATCAGCATTAACATTGCTATCATCATTTCATTTCCTCCCGGTGTTTCTCTTTCCACTCGAATTCATCAATCATCTTGTTGAGGTCCTCGCGTTCTCTCTTTAAATCTTCAATCGTCGAATATAAGAGGCTTGCTGTTCCCGTCTGATAATCTTCGCGCGCCTCTTCGGCTTTCTCCTCAATTACTTCGATTTGCGTTTCGATATGCGATTTCGCATAATGTAAAATTCGTAGCTGTTCCATCGTGCCCCTCCTGTCTTAAATCATCATTTGATTTGTTTGCTTCTTCACTCGCTTGATGTCGATTTTGTCATTCTTTCTCGTTATCGTTATTTCGCTGTTTGCGATATTGATTTTCGATTTATCAATCACATTAGCTCTTATGAGCTCGCATGTTTTCTTCACAAGTTCAATGCCAGAATTGCACAATGGTTGTAGTTGCATCTCCCTCGATTGCTCACCACATAACATTTCAACATTTGCGTTCATGAGCCTGTGCCACTTCTCTTCATTTTCGCAATCACATCTTGCTGTTGCGATTTCATCCGCTTCCTCTTGTGTATCTGCTGCAACTAAATGTAGTTGCCCACAATCTCTGCAAAATCCTTCCATGTCATTCTCCTTTCTAATTACAACCTAATGCATATAGAAATACCCACAACATAGGTATTAAAAGAGTGATTCCCACCCCAGCAATTACTTCTGTGATTTGGAATTCGCCTTGCTCATAAGAGCACATGCATTTTAATGCTTCTTTAAATTCTTTCATTTTCAGACTCCTTTTCTTCTAATGCCTCACAGGCTTGCTCTATCGCATTGCGATATCCTATGCAATATGCAGCTCTGATAAGTGATTCATCTTCTCTTGTGATGTGCCTTTCTTGTGATAAGCACTTGATTGTTATCTTCTTATTCGCTTTGTAGCTCTGATATGCATACTCCGCTATATCGTATTTTGACAATTACACACACCGCCTCTTGTTCATAAGCTGCTCTGCTACATCTGAAGCAAGGTATTGTTTCTTCTTTCCATCAAAGATGAATTCGCAGCCTTGCATGAGGTTATTAGCATAATCTCGCGACTTGCCAAGATATTTGGCTATATCTGATAAACAAGGCCAATTGCCTATTTCTTTTTTTATGTCCTTCGTAATTGTCTGCTTATCCATCTTTCAGCCTCTTCATCGTGTACAATGTACACGTTTCGTGTTCTTTTTAGTTAAAAAAAATTGACTCGACACTTTCATCATAATATCTTGCAATTTTTATTTTCATTGAATCTTTTGGTGTTCGAGCTCCTTGCTCATATGATGCATATGTTCTTGTTGGTATTCCAAGCGCTTCAGCTAATTCTTCTTGCGACTTATTTCCGCGCATTCTCTTTAGTTTTTCTCCTACTTTTCTCGTATCCATATTTTGTCCTCCTTATATGTGTTGTACACAAGTTGTTGATTATTTCATGTTATTTCCCTTCGTTTTCTCTACTGTACACGAATTGTGCACACCTGTCAACACTTTTTGTGCTTTTTTTATTGAGAGCATACACATTTTGTGGTTTAATAAATCAAACAGGGAGGGAAATGGCATGAAATTCAAGGACAGATTAAAGGAGTTAAGAATTAGAAAAGGGCTTTCACAAGCAGATTTAGCTAATGCAATCGGGCTTTCAAAAAGTGCTGTTAGTATGTATGAAAGAGGCGAGCGATATCCCGACCAAGACACGTTGGATATTATTTGTGATTACTTTAATGTTGATATGAATTACATTACAGGAAAAGAAATAGGCTCTATTTACTATCTAGATCCAGAAGCAGCAGAAGCAGCTAAAGAGATGTATGAGCGCCCAGAGTTAAAGGTGCTATTTGACGCATCGCGCAATGTAACAAAAGAAGATATTTTGAGTGTTGCGAATATTTTAGAGAAATTAAAGAAGGACCAGTTTGGTGACGAAGAATGACGGAGAATGTTCAAGTTAGAATCATTGATATGCCCCACAGAGTTCATGGGGCAACAGCATATTTCATTGATACATCTGGCGAGTTATTTTATACGATATTTCTAAATGCTCATGATTCATGCGAGCAACACCATAATTCATATAATCACGAGCTTGAGCACATCAGCAATGGTGATTTTTCTTGCATGATTCCGCTTGAAGATTTAGAGATCGCTAGGCATCAATCTGTGGCAACACCACTCTGCGCATTTGCCGAGTGATTGCAGTATATTTATTATTTTTTAACAGGAGGAACTATTATGAAAACTTGGAAGCTAATTTCTGGAATCTTGTCTATTGTTTTAGCTGTGTTTGTTCTTTTGCAATCAGCGGCAGCGGGGCTTGGCAATTCTCTAGCTGAAAACGGAGAAATGAGCGGGAGCGCTGGTTTTCTCGTTGCAATCTTGCTGATAGCTGGCGGCATTACATCAATTGTTGTGAGGAAGAGTGTCAAGAAGGGTGCACACATCGCATTAATTATCATGTATGGGCTAGCTGCAATTACAGGATTTACAATGGCGGGCAGTTATGAAGATTTAAAAATTTGGGCTGGCTGGTGCTTAATATGCGCAATTCTTGCTGTTGTTGCAATCTTTAAATCAAAGAACGTTGTTGACGAAGATAACTAGATTTTCACGAATTAAAAAACCGCACCTACTGCAATAGGTGCGATCGGAGCTGTTGATGTATTTGTCAACAAACACAAATATCATTTAAGAGTATATCAGCAGCACTAGCACATTACAACTATATCAGCTAATTAGTTCTTTAATGTGCTTTTTTAGTGCAAAAATACGAGGTTTTTATGATAACAAAAACATTTTCATACAATGGAAAGCGATATTATGTGCGCGGAAACACAGAGCGTGCAGTTATCGAAAAGCTGATTTTAAAGAAGCAAGCACTTGAACGCGATGAGGTTTTAAATCCAGCAAGGCGCACTGTTGCATCATGGGCGCTTGAGTGCGTTGATACATACAAGGTGAATCAGAGCGAAATAACACGCGAGAAATATTTGCAAAAATTGAAATCGTATGTACTCAATGAGATCGGTGCTTTATTAATTAAGGATGTAACTCCTATCATGTGTCAACGCGTTTTGAATTTAAAAGGTGATAAATCAAAAGCAACTATCAATGATACATATCAGATGTTGCGCTTTATTTTCAAATACGCAAAAATAAATAAGCTTATTAACATAGATCCTACAGAAAATCTGATGAAGCCTTCTGGATATTATCATCCGAGGCGCTCTCTTACTACATTAGAGCAACGACACTTCTTAAATGTTCTCAATCAACATTATGTGCCTCTGTACTTCGCTCTAATGTATTATGCCGGGTGCCGCCCTTCCGAAGCCTCTGCAGTTGAATTTCGTGATATAGTCACGCGAGATGGTGAGCGATATTTGCACATTCGAGGAACTAAAACAAAGGCCGCAGATAGATATGTGCCTATCGTTGATGGGCTAGCTAAATTGTTGCCGCGCGGATCATCTCCTTTCGAATTGCTTTGCAAAAATCAACAGGGCAAAGAGCTGAATAAGGATAATAAGCGGAGAGCCTGGGCGCATTTGTGTCGCCTCATGAATATAGATATGGGATGCAAGGTGTATCGAAACGAACTCTTGCCGCCCTATCCTCTCGCAACAGATATATCAGCATACTCATTGCGCCATACCTTCTGCACCAATCTACAGAAGCGCGGTGTTGATATCAGGACAGCTCAATATCTAATGGGTCATGCCGATATAGCTATGACAGCCAACATATATACACATGTTGATTTCGAACTAATAAATCAAGCTGCAGCATTGATGTGATTTCTGGTGTTGCACTTCCTCTTCAGCGCGTTGAAATATCAATAATCTCTGTTGTACTCCTAAAGCGGGTGTCGGAGGTTCGAATCCTCTTCGGGACACCATTTAAAAACACCGCAATTCTAACGAGTTGCGGTGTTTTTCTTTTTTGTTGATAAAGTGTCTATTGTCAATATTTACCGATATTTATCGTTATTGGTGTGTTACAAGGTGTGTTACAAATTGCGTAAAATCGATTTTATAGCATATAACTGTATATGCACTTTCATGCATATAATATGATTTGAATAAAGAAATATATTTGTGCTACTTACATCGAATAGTGCTCAAGCACCGCAGACGTCACGCCCTTCGTGCTAGACTCAACTGCGATTCCCAGGATTTCCTTAACCAGCTTGAAATTATCAGTAGCACTTCTCTTCCAATCCGCAAATTCAGGGCCAAGAATATAATCTTGATACTCTAGGCTATCTTCTGGTCTACCTTCAATTCTG